CCATAGAGGTGATATAAGGCACTTGACTTATTGTGTAATCTTTCATCATATAAATTTTCTTTCTTTAGTATTTCAAAGAAATCTCTCATAGCTGTTCCCCTTAATGCTGGGAATGTCTTTCTAGCTATTGTAATATACAATCCTTTGCCCTTATTCTTATATGCAAACTCAATCAATGCTAATAGAATTGAATATGTTTTTCCGCTTCTAGTTCCACCCTGTAAAACACATATCCGCTTAGTTGATTGTTTTACATCATAATATGGTTTCGCTTGTTTCGTCATCATCATTAATCCAAGATGGTGGTGCTGCACTTACATTAACATTCTGGTCAGGCAATCCCTCAATCCTGTCTAAAATTTCTTTTATTGCTTTTAATTTTTCATTGTTATTACTATCCTTATGGAATGCTATTTGTATTAACATCTTAGCTATTGGTGAACCAAAGTCACCTTCACCACCCATATTAGTATCTTGTGTAGATAATAATTCTTTTAATACTGTTGCAACATTTCTTCTGCCTTTTGGTCTACCATTCTTTTTTGGTTGATTAGTAGAGCTGAACTGTGTTGCTTTGTTTGGAAATTTATTCATATCATTCCGTTTTTAAACCGTTAATTTATACTCCCAACTTGTGGTTATTCTATTTTCGCTTCCAAACTTTCCCACCTTCAATGTTCCACCGTGATTCTTTTTTCTTCCAAAAGAACAACATTTCCATTGCAAACTCTTTTTAAAGTAATTTATTAAACTTGGTGCTGAAGTTGTAATTCTATATCTAAATTTATTATTAATATATTTTTTACCTATGTATTCTAACAATCTAACACCAATTCCAATTCCTTGAAAATCAGGCATAACCACAACTCGGTGAACTCTTTTTATGTTTTTAACTTTTGGGTGTGGAAAATGTAATATACTAATAAACCCTGCTAATTGTTTATTAACAAAAGCTACATATACATTTGCAGCATTGTTATGTGTATGGCTTAAATAGTGATGTTTAGCAAACATTTTCCAAATTGTTTTATCTCTTGTATTGTATATTTCAAATTTAATTTTTGGTCTATTTTTTTTTTGCCCTTCAAGTTTTTGAAAGGTCATAGAATCAGTATTAAATATCCAATCGGGCAATAGCCAATCGACTATATCATTATGACAACTAACAGCAATAAATTTTCTTTTTGTTTTTCTAATTGCCTTTTGAACTGCATAACTTCCAATCTGTGCTACATTTCTATCTACTACACTTGTAAATTCATCAAATACCATTAATTTATTATCTTGCAATAATCCATTAGCTAAATCAACCCGCATTTTTTGTCCATTAGATAATACTGAATAAGGTTTTAACCAACTTGGTGGAGAAGAAAAACCTACACTATTAAAAGTTCTTGTAATTTCATCAACACTTTTATTTTTAGGCATATCATCTAAAATAGTTTCAGCATTATATTTAAAATCTGTTATATAACTATCAGGAAATAATTCTTTTGCTATTGTTGTTTTTCCACTACCACTACTACCAACAATTATACCTATTTGCCAATTATTATCTAAATCTATACTTCCCTCAAAATGTTCTTTTATATGTTCAGTTTGTAAGTCAAATTTACCAATAACAGAACTTACCCTAAAACTCTTTTTTGGTTTTACTTCTTTTACAATGTTAAAATTCGGCATACATATCCATCTTTAGTTAATTGATTATATAATTTTTCTTGTTCTTTTTCTGAATTAACTTCTACTTCTATTTTGTATTGAAGTTCTATGCTATCAGATAAATCATCTTGAATTTTATCTATATTTAATCCTAACTCTATTTCTTTAAAACCCCAATCTTTTAGTTCTTCAATTTCAAATTCATTAGCTAGAATATCCATATCCCAATCTCCACCACTTTTATTAAGCCTAATATTTAATTCTTTTTCTTGTTCTTTTGTTAAGTCTAATACTACACAATCTATTTCTGTATATCTTAATTCCTTACATATCTTTAATCTTTGATGACCGCCAATCACGGTAAAATCTTTGTTTACGATAATAGGATCAACCAAGCCAAACCTCTCTATTGACTCTTTTAAATCTTTGTATTGCTTTGTGCTTATTTGTCTTGGATTATAAAAAGCAGGTTTTAATTTATTTATTTTTATCTTTTTTATTTGCATATTTTTTTAATCTTTTATTTAATTCAATTAAACTATAAACTTGAACACAGACATTCTCCAAGTGTTTTATTCTACAGAACATATTGAACATTCCATCATTTTCTGCCTTTATGTGACACGATCTACAAACCCCAATTAGATTTTCAATAAAGTCGTTTTTTGTCTTATTCCTTTTTTCTAAATGGTGGACATCAACAGCTCTTGCTCCACACATTTCGCAAGGTATAAAATCCTGTTCCTCATAATTGAAGAATTGCATATATACCTTAGTATGATTCTGCAAGCTCTTTTCTTTTTCTTAGCTTTAAATCATCTTTTAATGATGACACTATAAATTTACCACCGCAAAAGTGACAACCATCTTCTGCTGTTATTAAGCTCATTCTGACACACCTGCAACAGAATCTAAATATTTGACTATCTTTTTTCATCTTCCTTGACCTCTATATTTTTTAATTGGTTTATTATTCTTTGAGTGAATTCCTTTTCGTTTCTTTCGTTTCTTTTCTCTATGTATAAATATAACTCGTTTCAAACCTTACAACTGTTTTTATAAACCTTATCTAATTGTGCTAATGTTGCTTTTACACAACTACCACAGCTGCTAGTTTTTTTCTTAGCATTAAAAACTTTATTGTATAGCTTAACTAATATTGCTTGATCGTCTCTTGTTATTGCTCCTTTTATTCTTGGTAAAACTGACTCATAAATAGACATTTCATCTGCTGTAAATTGTCTTGCATAAGGCATAATCTTATTTAGTAGCTTTTTTCTTTCTTCACAGCCACAGTCAACCCCTGTGACCTCACTTATTTTGTCTACAACCTTTTTTATTCCTGTGGCTTCTGTTATTTTAGAAATGCTATCGCCAAGACCTTTTGACTTACTTTTTGTCATTTTTTAATGAGTTTAATAATTTATCTTTTACTTTGTCATCATCTATTTTATCTAATACTTGATGAATAGTGAAGTTAACCGCTTCATTTATTTTAGTATTAAATCCTTCTTGTGTTCCTAATACATAGGTTTGTCCCTTTTCATCACTAAAGGAAACCATGTTATACTTTTTAATTAATGATGTGTCAGCTTTTTTAATAGCTCTCATTATTCTGCTTTTTTTCATATTATTGCAAATATAAATAAGGTTAATACTATCACCGTTATTGCTCCAACAATAATGTCTGCAATTAAATCTTCTTTATCTCTCATTTTTTAAATACTTTTTTACATTACTAATTGCTTTAAACAGGGTGTTACGATTGATTCCTGTTGCCTTAGCCATGCTATTAAGCGAATGGTTTTCCATATAATATATATTGAATACCTGCGAATCAAACCAATAACAATCTTTTAATTTTTCTTCAATCCATTCTAATCGTTCTTCAACAAGCTCTTTATCCTTAATTGTATAATCAACACTATCTGCCGTCAAACTCTCGATTGTGGTTGTGGTATGGTATTCGTAATATTTATTGTATTTGTAATAGTATCTGCTTGTTTTAGAGTGGTATTGATTTATCATAACACGGACAATATAAAAGATCATTTTCTTTTTTTCTATTATTTCTACAATTCTGTCTTGGTCACATTTGTATAATTCTTCAATTACAAAACTCAATAAATCATCTTTTCCTTTTTCACCTGCTATATTGTAAGCCATATCTTTTAGCTTATCATAGTTCTCAGTCAGGTATTTGTTTAACATATCTTTGTTATAGAGGGTATATTTATTTGCTTCATTAAATTATATTCTACATTGGAGATTCTGTTTGTTTGAACTTCAATTATATTTCCAAATCTTTGATGTAGTTTTTTATAAATATAATTTATGATACTATCATCTTTTTTTAAATCTCGTAAAATAAAACTTAATTCTGCTCCGCTATCAAATAAAATTATAAACAGTCGATTGTTAGTATCAACATAATCCCAATGCAGTCGTTCTGTTCTAGTGTTAAAAAATGTTGGTTTAACTTTCATTATTTTGTTCTTGGTCTGCATATTCACATGCTTCGGCATCTACTTTATTATGATAAGTATTTATATAAGAACCATAAGAACGATACCATTCTAGCTCTTTATCTTTATCTTGTTTTAAATAATACTCTATTTGCATCATTTTATGAATTAAATTAATTCTTTCGTCTAATTCTTTTTCTGTTAAATTTATTTTGCTCATAATTTTAAATATTTATCTATTATTTCTATGGTTTGATCTAATCCATTGCTTGTCACAGCCAAATAACCTCTTTCTGTTAATTTATTTAACCAAGTTAATTGCTCTACTGTTGGCTTATTATATCCTACCTTTAATTCTATTGCTAGCCCGTGATAAGCTCCACGAGGTTCATATAAAAATAAATCGGGAAACCCCCTTTTATAACCAGAATTGCGGCTTTTAATTCTCTGACTAAAATGTTGCTGATACTGTCCTCCCATGGATCCACAATAAAGAATATTATTTAAATCTAAATATTTACATACCGCTTTTTGTAGTTGATATTCTTTCATTTTTTAATCCATTTAGTTTGACCATTATAATTATTTAATTCTTTAACATACCCTAATGATTCTAGGTGTTTATGGTATTCTTGAGTTTTATTAACATCTTGCTCTATTCTTTTAGCATAATGAATATCATAATAATTTGGAAAAGGAATATCATTATAATAATTGCTTTTATTTACTTTGCTCTTGTCTTCTTTACTTATACTTTTACTAGCATTGCGGTCGCTATGCGGCCGTATTGCTGTCGTATTATTCCATCTTTTTTTAGCATTCTCTTTTGCTTTTTTTGATTTGTTATTTATTTCTTCTATGTGACTATTTAACCTCTTAGAATAAAAGTAATTGTCTTCAATAATAAATAAATCAAAGTCTTCAATTACTTGTTTTAGTATCTTAGCATCACATTGTAAACCAAATGCAATAGTTTCATAATCATCAATACAAAGTTTATTTTCTTCTGTAAACAATAATTCTAATATTGCCCAAAAAATACCATAGCCTTCATAGGATAGTTTTGATCTTAGCTTTATAACTCTAATATCCAATCTAGCAGAGGAATCGTGATTAAAATAGGTTTTTTTCATAGATATAAATATAATAGATAATGCCTATACTAAACAACAACTTAAACTAAATAATAAAAAAAAACTTAGCATAGGCACTATCTGAACATTAATTAAAAGGGGGCAATATTCTCAAAAGGCATTTTGTCATTCTCTTTATTTAAATTGTCTGCAATATTTTCAATAGTTGAATTTTCTTCAATATTAAGATCCATTATCATTAATGTATTGTAGAACTTTCCATTATACTCTCTGCTTTTTATATAAAAATCTAGATTAACATACTGTCCTTGAGCTATTTTTTTTGAATGTTCTATTTTTTTAATACTTTCTTCACCAAAGATTTCAAACTGTTGAACATGATTAAATCCTGTTTTAGTTTCTTCAATGGTTATTAGCTTTTTTAAAAAATTACCTTTTTGTGTATTAATTTCTTGATCTTCTACATTTATTATTTTTCCTCTAATTTTATACATATCTTATTTATTTATTGATTATTACTTCGTTTAAATGCTTCAGCTTCATCTTCGCCAAAGACTTGATGTTCATAGAATCCCGCCAACTTTAAACAGGCTCTGCTCATTGCTCTTTTCTCAGCCATTGCAACTGGATAACTATTTTGATTGTTAGATGGTGATGCTTCGCCATAGGTTTCAATAGATTTATCTCCCATTGTTGCTTTTGCTTTTATTATAATACATTTACAGTCTATTGAATTATACTCTAAATTATAACAAATTTTTATATCATTTGCTGCCATAATCTTGTCAATTCCAGACCTTGTTATGATATTATAGAACTTGTGTGAAAACACATCTTCATCTGTTAAATTATTTTCTACAAATAATCTATTTAAAATATCTTTTTTTGTTTCCATATTAATCATTTAAGGGGTTTATAAATTCATTTAGTCCAATATTTAAATAATTACAAAGACTTTCAAATTCACTTAGTTTAAATGAACCTGTGTTTTTTAATTTAGCTAGCATTGTTGGATATGATAAACCAAGTGCTTTTGCTAATTGTAATTTATTTATCTTATTTTTATACATAGCAAAACTAATAATGTCCTGCCTTCTTTCATTCGCTGTCATATTATATATATTTATAATTAATAAGCAAACATAATAAATCTTTTTAATATATAAACAAAATAATTTAATACTTATTAACAATCAATATGTTAATAACTTATTAACTTTTTTTTACATTTAATAGCTATATATTAAAAATTCTTTATATATTTGTATTATTATTAATTTAAAAATTATTAAAAATGGAAAATTTAGAACTTTTTAAAATCGAGACTTCATTAAGAGACACATTAGAAGCAACAAGATTAGCACACGATTTACAATTATCATTTGAAATGGAATTTAGCAATGTATTTACTTTTAAGTCAGAAAATCATTTTTTTACTTTTATGGATGAGTTAGAAATGAGAAATTTAGAGTTTGAAGTATAATAAATATTAATTTAAAATAAATAAAAATGAATAAATCAATTATATTATTAGCACTAGATGCTCTAGAAATTAAACTAATAAAACAAAGACAAGAAGCTAAAAGAGAAGGAATGTTTTATGATGTTGATTCTATTAATGTATTATTAGAAAAAACTAGGGGGTATCAAAAAGAATTATCAACTGAAGGTGAAACTAAAATTACTTTGCAATGAGAACAATAGAAATAACAACAGTTGACCTATCAACGAAAGATGGTCGCTTAAAATGGTTAGAATACAAAAACAATCCTGACTGGAAGCTGCTAACGG